CAGGATTTCTTTGCGATTGGTGATGATGACCTGAGCACTTATAATCTTGCCGACCGCACTAATCTGTGGTTCAAGATTGGTAACTATATTACTATTCCTATCGAACGTGGTGAAGAGACTGATATCATCAATATGATTGGTGATACTGAGACCTTTGATGAGGTTTTGGAAGCAGCAAAGGTTCTCTACAAGTATTGTAAGAAAAAGCAAGAAGAAGAAATCAAAACCCAACTTGATGAACTAGAAATGTCTGGTTCTAGTGAGCAATCTGCACCTGCCTCTGATTTCCAAGAAGAAGGTGAGGGGGAGCAGGAACAACCTGGTGAAACTGAATCTTATGGTGGAACTGCTGAGCAAGAACAGCAAACTTCTTCTCAAGGTGGTGAGCACAATGAAGAACCTGAAGTTAAAACTGTCGATTCTCTAGAAGAAGCTCTCAAGAATCTTGTGAATCAAAATGGTGAAGAGAATGTTTATCTTGAGATTCCCAAACTTGACTTGAGTAAAATTATTGTTACTAACTCTGAAATTCAGAAGCAATGTGAAGCAGTTTGGGCAGACCAGGAAATGGAGAAATTTGAGTTTGTTGATAAGCAGTTTGTAGAGTTCAAGCGTTCTGCACAGAAAGAAGTAAATTATCTGGTCAAAGAGTTTGAGTGTAAAAAGGCAGCAGACTCTTATGCCCGTGCCACCACTGCTCGCACTGGTGTTTTGGACTGCACCAAACTTCACACTTACAAATATAACGAAGACCTTTTCAAGAAAGTCACTACTCTTGCTAACGGTAAGAATCATGGTCTGGTGTTCATTCTTGATTGGAGTGGTTCAATGGGGCAAGTAATGATTGATACTATTAAACAACTCTATAATTTGATTTGGTTTTGTAAGAAAGTTTCTATTCCTTTCGATGTTTATGCGTTTACCAGTGACTATCCTCTTGTAAAGTATAATAAAGATGGCTCTGCAAATATGGATAACTGCAAGTTTGCTTATGAGCGACGCAATGGAACTCTCCATATTCCTGAGTGGTTCTCTATGATGAATCTGTTCACTAGTGAAGTGAATGGTAAATCTCTTGAACAGCAAATGAAGAGTATTTTTCGTATTGCACATTCATTTAAATATTATTCTAATTATCAAATTCCTGTCGGAATGGGTCTTTCTGGAACTCCCCTGAACGAAGCATTGGTTTCTCTCCACCAAATCATTCCTCAATTTAAAGAAAAGCATAAACTTCAAAAGGTTCAGTGTGTTGTTTTGTCTGATGGTGAAGCATGTATGACTAAGTATGACCGCGAAGTTCAACGTCGCTTTGAGGCAGAACCTTTTATTGGCACTGCTACTATTCGTGAAAATTCTTTCCTTCGGGACCGTAAAACTGGAAATACCTATTCATTTGATTGTGAGTGGTATGAAATGACTGATATTCTTCTCCGTAACCTGAAAGATACCTTCAAGGATACTAATTTTATTGGTATTCGTGTTCTTGAATCACGTGATGCTGGTGCTTTCATTCGTCGTTATTGTGGATATTATGGAGAAACTCACGATAAAACTATGACTGCCTGGAAAAAGCAAAAAGCATTTTCTATCAAGTCTTCTGGATATACTACTTACTTTGGTCTTTCTGCTAATGCACTATCCCAAGATTCTGAATTTAATGTTGCTGATGATGCAACTAAGACTCAAATCAAGAGTGCTTTCGTAAAAAGTCTTCGTAGTAAGAAAATGAATAAAAAAATCCTTGGGGAGTTTGTGGAACTTATTGCTTGAATAAATATGTTTATAGAAAAACTGTCTAGCGATGAAACCTTCCCCAAAGAAATTAAAAGAGACGAAAGAAATCTATGAAAAGGTTGTAACACACCTCATTGAGGAAGGTTACGCCAATGACGTAGAGTCGGCAGATTCCATTATTAATGGTATGAGTGAGCAGTGGTTCGAGTTAATCACGGAGAACTGATAAATGGACAGACTTACAGGAAAACAAGTTCAGAGTATGATGGAATCTCTCCATCAGGTTTATGCTCAACCAGAAGTTGAGCAACTTGATGAGAAAGCTGTAGTAGACCGTAGTGCTAACTACAGAGCCGCCGAACGTAGACGTATTGAAGCAGATAGACGAGTTCAGGCTGCTGGTGGTGGTGCCGCTGCTGAAAAAGCAGAACTTGAGAGACTTCAAAAGGCAAATGTTAGACCAAGTGGAACTGGACAGCAAAGATGGAAACCTAGGTCTGAGCAGGAACTGGTAACGCAAGCAAGATACAATGTAAGACAACGTGGTCAGGAAGCGTTGAAGAATAATCCAGATTTCCAAGCGCCAGAAAAGGCATCTGCTTCTTCTCCCTCCCCCTCTCCTTCTCCCTCACCTTCACCTTCACCTTCACCAAGACCTGCTCAAACAGTTGCAGCATCTGGTGGTGCTGGTGGAAGAGTTACTGTTGGTAAAAAGTATGCAGCAACTCTTGGTGGTAAGCAAGGCACTGTAACTTACGATGCTTCTGGTAAGAGGACATTTACTGCCAATGCTCCTACACCTTCTCCTGCACCTTCTCCTTCTCCTGCTCCTACCACTCCTGCTGGTAGTGCTGTTGCAGATAAAACACCTGCTCCTGCCGCAAGACCAGTTCCAACTGGAACTACTGCTTCTGGACAGAAGTTTGAAAGAAGACTGCCCACAATGGCAGAACTGAGAGCAGCGCAAGCTGCCCGTGCTGCTGCCAAGGCTTCTGGTGGCGATAGAGCAGCGCAAGAGAAGGCTGCTGTTGCTGGTGGTGTTCAGCAAGCACAAAGACAGGCATCTGTTGATGCTTCTATTAAAAAAGCAAACAGACCAGAAGTTCTGAATAGACAGGCACCCGCTGGTTCTGCTCTCCGTGCTCAGCAAGATAGACTTGCTGCACAGAAGAAAGCTCAATCTGCTGCTAAACCAGCACCTGCTTCTACTTCTGCTGCACCTAGACCAACTGCTACACCTGCACCTAGACCAACTGCTACACCTGCACCTAGACCAACTGCTGGTGCTCCTGCTGTTCAAAAAAAGAGACAACCTATTGCAGCATCTGCTGACCTCTTTGATATTGTGAAGGGTGAACTTCTTGATGAGGGTTATAGTGAAGAGGATGCTATGTATATCATGGCAAATCTTAATGAAGAACAAACTGAAATTGTCATGAATGAAGGTATTGGTGCTTTATTGAAAGGTGCCGTCAGGGTTGGTAAGAAATTGCTTACTAAATCTGCCAAGAAAGGTGGAAAATCTGCAATTGCTAAAAGAGCAGGTAATGTTGTGAAAGACCAGAGAGCTGGTGTCATGGGAACGGACGATGCTCTTAATAAAGCTCAACAATCTCTAGATAAATCAATGTCTAGATTGAGAAGACAAGAGCGTCGTGGTGGAAGAGGTGCTGCAGCTCTTAATGCAAGGTCAGTTGAGAGGGATGTGAGAAAAGCTAATGCAATGACTCCTGCAAGAACTTCATCAAAACCATTTGCACAGCGTATTGATCCACCAAAAGAAACTGGATCAAAACCTGGGGTTATCAAACTTGAAAAGAGTAATGTATCAAGACCACCATCATATAAGGAAGTAATGGCAAAGTATCGTAAAGAATTTGCTAGTAAATCTGAAGCAGAAAAACAAAAAATCTTCAGAGATTATATTACAAGGTGGGAGCAAAGAAACAAGTGATTTATGAGGAGGTCATTAAGACCTCCTTTTTTAATAAATAATAGAAAACTACTGTTAGACCAATGAGCAGATTCGGAGATTTACTTAGAGGCGGAGCACCCGCTCCAAAGGTTGAGGCAGCACCTGCTCCTGAACCTGTAAAAGAAGAAACACCAGTTCTTGAAGAAATGAGCAAGGATGAACTGGAAGAACTTGGTAGAGAGCGTGGCGTTGAACTTGATAAGCGTCACAGCAAGAAAAAGTTGATTGCTGAACTAGAAGAACTTGATGGGTGAACCAGTTTTACAACTGTCCACTGGGGGTCTTCGGACCCCCTTTTTTCTTGTATAATAACTTCAGTTGAAACAAACCACTCAATGACCATCTCCGCCGACTACATTCGCACTTCCCTTCAAGAAGCATATGGAGAGTCTGTGACTGCTGCCGATGTTCGTGCTTGGTGTGCAATGAACGGTTCTAACTATCAAACTGTTACCAACAAACTCTCTGATTTCAAAACTGGTCGCGGTAAATGGAATCTAACGATTCAAGAGGCACGAGTTCAATTTGAGCAAACTGTAAAAGCACCTTCCACAATTCCTCCTGTAGAACAAAATCTTATCCCACTAAAAGATGATTCTTTCGTCAAGTTTGGCAACTTCGCAGATATTAAAAAAATTATTGAGTCCCGTGTATTCTATCCATCGTTCATTACTGGTCTCTCTGGAAACGGTAAAACATTCTCAGTTGAGCAAGCGTGTGCAGCGTTGGGTCGGGAACTTATCCGCGTAAACATTACTATTGAAACAGATGAAGACGATCTTATTGGTGGGTTTCGCCTTGTTGATGGGGCAACAGTTTGGCATAACGGACCTGTCGTGGAAGCACTCCAACGAGGAGCAATCCTGCTACTCGATGAAATTGACCTTGCTTCCAACAAGATTCTCTGCCTCCAGTCCATCCTTGAAGGGAAAGGTGTGTTTCTGAAAAAGATTGGTAAGTTCGTTCAACCTACCCCTGGATTCAATGTTATCGCCACTGCCAACACCAAGGGTAAAGGTTCTGATGATGGTCGCTTCATTGGAACTAATGTGCTCAACGAAGCATTCCTTGAGCGTTTCCCAGTAACTTTTGAGCAAGAGTATCCTACTGCGACAAACGAGTATAAGATTCTCTACAAAGTTGCTTCTTCCATCGGAGCATTTACGACACCTTCCGATCTTGATTTCCTGAAGCGTCTCTGTGATTGGGCAGACATTATACGCAAAACCTTCTATGATGGTGGTATTGAGGAAATCATCAGCACCCGCCGCCTGGTTCATATCGTCAAGGCATACAATATCTTTGGTGATAAGGCAAAAGCAATCCAAGTTTGTTTGAACCGATTTGACGACGAAACTAAACAAGCATTCCTTGAACTGTATGACAAAGTTGACGCCGACTTCCAACTCCCTGTGGAAGGAGTACAAGAAAGTTCTGTGGGAGACCTTTCCTGAACTATATCACTTTTCAACTTGGGCAGAATGGGAGGAGAAAGGAACTTCTCTCACTGCCAAGTTGTATGGAACTCCTAAAGACCGTTACATAAACAAGTCTAGGGAAGTTGAGATATGGGATGATAAGTCCTGCATTTACAACAACATCATCTATCCTCGAACTGGTGAAGATCTTCCTTGTTTTGGTATGGATCTTATGGGTTTCTTTGATAAGAAGGTTATTATTGTATTTGACTTTCAACACCCAGTAGAAAATCACTTGTTTTCTGTTCCATCTCTACCAAAGGCAGATGGAACGTTTAGATTTTTTGAACCTGGTAATCATTTCTCTGAAAATGTATTCATTCGTAAATGCGCTATGAATGAGGTCAATAATTACCTAGATGACTTCAGTGCCT